TTTGGCAATCGGTGTCATCATATACCATAAAAAGTTGTTTTGATTGGCCAGCAGAGTGGGAAATAACTTGTGAAACAAATTGATAATCAATGAACAAATATGATGTCCATCTTCATCCGCATCGGTCAAAATCATGACTTTTCCATATTGAAGAGACGCACGACCTTCTGGTGTGCTATAATCTGCATCATATCGAATGCCGAGCGCTTGAATAATATCAGTAATCTCTCGATTGTTCGAGATGGATTGAATAGTCGCATTTCGAACATTCAGTAGCTTCCCGCGAAGTGCATAAACTCCAAAATAATCACGACCCTTTTTACCATTCCACCCAACATTAATTCCTTTGATGGCATAAGTTTTTGCAGACAAACCCTCACAAAGAATAAGAGTGCAATCTTGTGCGTGCTTTGTACCTGCTAAATTAGCATGGTCAAGTCCTTCTATCTTTTTATAACCGCGCTGCTTCTTTTCCGTCTTTTTAAGGGAGAGCATTTCTTTCGAACGAATCAAATCATTAATCTTTTCAACAAAATTCCACTTCATCATGGCATTCAAATGCTTATTTTCAAGTTTGACGGGAATAGTAGGTGCCAACAGTTTAGTTTTGGATTGACTGTTGAATTCAGGATTAGGTGCCCATGCATTGACAAAAATCATAAAATATGGTTTCAAATCTTTGCTTGTAATATGAGTCTTGGTTTTATTAAACTTGGGTAGCAATAATTTCCAAAGCTCCGAAGAAACATTATCTAAATGTACACCACCATCTTTGGTAAAAATTCCATTAATAAAACCAATCTCCTTGTATTCTTGACTGGGACTACTTGCAATGGCAATTTGAGTCTTATATTCAGATTCTTCATCTTTACCGTCCGATGAAAAAGAGATATATTCAAGTTTTGTGGATTCGTCCGTCGACGGCATGTACAATTGAATATAATCGGCAAAATTTTTATAGTGAAATTTATCCTCATTGTAAAACACAGGCAACCCTGTAATCATGGACGCATCCATGCAAAATTTTCGATACAATGAAATAATCATTGCATCATAATTTTCCATTTCAAACTTGGTAAAATCAGGTTTCCATTTAATCATTGTATAACCCGTTTTGTTCTTGTACGATTTAGTTTTAGGTTTGATCATATCTCTCATATTTTTACTCCAAGACTGAGTATACAGCAAATGGTTTACAGGATCTGCAATTTCGACACCAAACTCTGTAGAAAATACATTGAGTAATTTAATTCCTAAACCATTTCTACCTGAACTAAGACGCTCTTCTGTATCATCCAAATTGGAACCCGAAAGCAAATGTCCAAAAATCAATTCTGGGTTGTAAATTTTCTCTTCCGCATGCAATTCAACACTAATATGCAAGCCATCATTCCAAATGGATGTTTCTCCTGTTTCGGAGTCCAAGGTAACTTTAATCTTGGAAGGTTTAATTCCAGCTTGTCTTGAACGCCAAACATTATCAATGGCGTTGGACAATCCTTCAATAAAAATCCTAAGCAAACCATCCGAATAACACACATTACTTTTTTCTACAATTTTCTCATTTTCGGCGACCCATTCTCGAAGCTGATGTCTAGGCTTTAGAGACCCAATATACATGTCGGGTCTCTTGTGAATATGTGAAATGGGGTCCAATTTTTGATACTTGATACTGCTCATTTTTACACAAATAAATTATATGTAACGAATGATCAATTTTTATAAAATGATTTTTTGTGTAAAATAGAAATAGCCATGTACATTATTAAAAAAATTAAAATCGTTTAATTTTGAACGACTACAGATGATTTGTCGTAAAGCTTGATTAATATCTCCATCCTGTAGCTTGCAATCACGCAAATACCATACTATCTGTTTTTTAAGGTTAAAATATTCGGAAAATGTTTTCATTTTGAACTTGTCAATATAAATGACTAATTTTGTTTTATTGCATTTTTGAAGCAAGACGATTCTTTCAATCTCATTCTTCAAATGTCCAATATTGTATATATTATTCGGAGCCATACTAAATTTTCTTATATATTGTGTACACAAGACACATTTCTTTTTTTCAGTTTTATTATCTTGACACATCCAATCATAAATGCATACATTGTGAAAGAAATGACCACAAGGTAATATTTGGATTATTTGTTCATCCTTCCAATCTTTTTTATCAAGCAAATCCAAACAAATACAACATTCTGTATTATCAGGAATTTTGCAGTTTTCGACAGACGAACGGCGCGTAAAATTAAAGCATTTTAAAAAGTAATAAGACATTTTTTGTACTTTTGAATAAAAACAAAAAAAAATCATTTTATAAAGAATGAATGTTTTTAAAATGATTTTATACATTTGCGTCATTGTTCTTATTTTGATTTTGGTGGCTTATATAATCTATTCTCAAATGACAGAATATTATCAACAAACGGACCCCATGCTAAAAATAATCAGAGACACATTGGAGCCACTTCATCCTAAAGTCAAAGAATTAAATTTTTACGAAGGAAATAAAAGCTATACCATCAACAAGAGAAAAATATACTTGTGTTTGCGTGACGAAAATGATGAATACTATGAATTCAATATGCTTTTATATGTTGCGATTCATGAACTTTCTCATGTTTTATGTGATGAAATTGGACATACACCTAAATTTAATCAAATATTTCACGAGATGTTGACACAAGCTGAAAAATTACAAATTTATGATTCATCCAAACCAATTATTTCCAATTATTGCGGTCATAATTAAGTAATTTTGCTAAAGTTCAATGACACCATCTTGATACCTTTCCTTTTTAGTCTTGCAAAAACTTTGCACAAATTTTGCAATGATTGTAAAAACCATAAGCATGGTTATTCCATTAAATCCAACAACATAGTAGTCATTTATTAAAATTCCATACACTAACCAGCAAGTCACGCCGCCGAAATGTATACCAATCATATAAGGAGATAAACCCTCTGTACAATTTTGTTTATAAACTTTGTAAACTTGAGGTGCAAAAGAAAATGTTGTTCCTAGACCTCCAATTATTGCAATGCTACCAACCCAATTCATTTATAATTTTATAAATAAATGTTTAAATCAACTCTTTTCATTCTCGCTGAGCTCGGAACAAATACGAACAAGGGATCCACTTATGTCATCCCAGTTTGGCCTAGGTGGTTGAGAAGGCAATGGTGTGATCCTTCCATATTGAGATACAACTGCATTAGTGATTGATTTTTGCAGAATGGCTTGTGCCATTTCATCCGCTGTCATGTCTTTTGAAATGTAATTGACCACATCGAGTCCTAACTGCGCCAACCAATTCACATCTCCAATTCCATCACTAAACACAAGAGCGGAGACATCCTCGCTAGCATCCAACACAATAGTGTTTACGCTTGGCGTGTACATCATGCTAACTTTTCCCTTGAAATAAATATCTCCTACCGACTTGTACATTTGGGGACCTCCTTTAGCGATTCCAGACTCGTCTATAAAATATGGTGTCGACCCCCAATTCGAATGGGCATGCTGTGAGTCGACTTTGTGTGCTTTTAGTTCTTTATCATGCTGGTCAACATAAACTTGGCGACGAATGCTCTGGCTACCCCCAATCGATTTTTTAAAACGATGTGCTATAAAATCGTTGAAAGCGTTAACATTTGCGCTATCTAGCTCTGCTGATTTGGGTTTGTAAATGAAAATAGGCTTGCCGTCATTGAAAGACGTTTGATCGAGGTACTTGAGATTGGTCCCACCTGGAAGGTTCATTCGTCCAAAAACAACCTCGCTGGGTTCTGATCCGATGGCTTCACAGTGCGCCAAATACTCGCGACGCAGCACGGGATCGTCCCAATTGTGGGAAACAGACATCTCGCGAACCTTCCCAGTGTTGTTGTCGACCAAAATGGCTTCGCTATCGCCTACATTGATACAGGAAATACGGGTGACGCCAGATACCGTGCTAAAGAAAAGGATGGACACCGTAGTTCCTCCCTCTATGTAGGAGTGGTCAATATGATTCTGTTCCATTGCTGCAAAGATTTCATTCCAAATCCTCTGGAAATCTTGCTCTTGGTCAATTACTTTGACCAAATCGTCGACGCGGCGTTGCAACTCCTCTATAAGCTTGACGGCTGCTCCGTGAGATGCCTTGTCTCCTTGAGCTCCGTGTCCGTCCAAGACGGCGGTAAAAGAAGCAGAGGCGTTTTCAACAGAAACTGTAAGAGCAGTGTGCTTGATAACACGATCTTGACCGTATTCGCAAATGGTTTCAGTGGTCTTGTCGGCTGGTTGATAATATGAGCTGAATTTACCTCGTCCAAAAAAGGAGGACGACATCTTCGGATGAGACATTTGTCTTGTAATCTCAATCTTGGGTTGGTCTTGAACATGAACAACATTAATGCGTTCCAAAGCTGCTTGTGGATGCAGAACCAGCTCTGGTTTTGGAGCGGTAGATTGGGAAACAATTGCTTCCATTGTATTCGCAGAGATTTCTGTTTTTTATTGGATAGCAAACTGTAATGATGTTAAAAATATGCCAATAATTTTTAACATGTTTGTGGAGTCGTACCAATTTGCTATTCCTAAGAAAAAAAAGTTTTCAAAATCAATTTTTAGGCTACCCACATATCATACATTATTTGTAAAGTTGTTTTATTGGGGTCAGAAACATAGGCTAGAGGATTTTTGTACATTATATAAACTTTTTGAGGACCCGTCCAAACATTGTAAATCGCAAAAGATAGAATTAAAACTCGCACGTCGTCGCAAGGTGTTATTAGAAAGCAAGGTGCATAATGAGCTAATAAATCTCCCCATAATAAATTAGGCAAATGCCTTCGTGGGTATATATAATAATATCCTGGATAAATCCATCCAAAGAACTGACTGACAAAAAGAATAAAAATTGCAACAGTGTAAGTGCTGGGTATTACTCCAAAGTAATATGCTATGTGAAGTAATAATGCCCACATGCTATAAAATTCAAGCATTCTCATTTGATTTTTTGGAACTTGTTTTTTTAAATGTTGCACAACTAATTTTGGAGGGCTGCAATGGATACCACCAAAATATTTTTACGCAGCTTTACATATTTCGAGTCATTCTTTTGACGCAATTGATAAACAAGTGCAGATTTTGACATATTACTATGATATTTACCATCGTCTTTGCAATAGGTAAACCATTCATTGTTTTTTCTTTTCGATAGAGTATAACGGGCGTGCATTTTTTTTATCAGCAAAAAAATTTAAAAAGCATAATCACTTTTTCGATTTCTCACATTAAATATACTTTCTCTTCTTTAATTCTTCTACACTTGTTGATTTAAACTTTCTTCCGACAAAGATAATGAGTGCATAACTAAAACTAGGTGATATATAATTTGATTTACTAAGACCTGCTGCAAAAATATCAGTAGTGTATCCCCAATCAATAATATGTGGTCTTGAAGTTAGTAGACCATCACCATTAAAAATAGTCCCATAACCAATAAAATTTTTGGGATAGTTTTGTTTTGTGTTTGAATTCACAATCATTTCACCGCCCGAATTAATAATGACACAATCAAAATATAGATTAGGATATTTTTCTTCGTATTCTGTAATAACTTTGTTCATAATATCCTGTACTTTTAGTATATGTTGACTAGTTTTCACTTTATTGTTGATTTCTTCATCATATAAAAAGTTTCGCCAGTCGTTTTTTATTTCGGTTGCTATTCTTTTCCAAATAATAATTAAATCTTTTGATGTTAATTCTTTAGTGGATTCTAATTGACTATATACACCCTTATTGAGATCAAAAGTGTTGTCGATTATAAATTTGTTGGCGAAATCATCATTATATGTTTCTATAACATAGGAATTTTTTATAGAGTTATACATTTATTGTTTATAAAAAATTCTTTTTTAACCAAAAAGACTTAAACATAATGTATTTTTTTTTAAAATGGAAACCTTTATCATTTTAACACAAAATCTTACCAATGGTTTTTATTGTGAAAACATTGCATTGTATTATATACAGCCAAATTCTAAAATTTTGGCAAAACGAATCAGTCCCTTTTTTATATACTCTGAGCAATATGGATACATAAAAGCTTTTGACCAAATGAAAATGATGCCATTGTGTGTTGAAGAATCAGCGTTTAATGATTATTTGTTCAAGGTTAAAATTATTGATAAAAATGGTTGTCATACTACTTTTAATCCTCATCCAGTCTACATGTATTATTATACATTAACTTGCAATACCGTGACGGAAATTTTGGAAAAAAAAGATTTGTATTATAAACTGTCGGATGGAGGATGGACAACAAAAACTTTTGATCAAATGTATCCAACACTGAAAAAAAAGGTCTTGTTTAAATTTTTGGTCGTAAAAAAACCGATTGTTGTAATTGTATCCAACCTACAAGGAACCGTATGGAAAAAAGATAATGAAACCAAATTTCTGGCAAAAGGTTCATTCTGTGAAATCGTCAAAAAAGGGTTTGATGGAGATACAAAAGTTTTGTATTGTGCCGATGGAGGTTTTATACCTTACTCGGATACATCGTTAATAGGATATTATAAAGTTGAAAATTTACCCACATTATCATCCAATAAATGTATAATTTGCACAAAATCATCGATTGACTGCAGCTATATTCACGGAGATTTTAGTCACAGTTTTTGTTGTTATGAATGTTCCAAAAAAATTCTATCGGCACATTGTCCAATATGTCGCCTACCAGTTGAAAAAGTTGTATTGAATTATACTCAGAGTTTTCCTACAACAGAAAAGGACTAACATTTTGTTAATTCTCATTTGGAATAAAAAAAAAAAGGGCAAAATAAAAAAAAATCTATTCCAAATGCATTAAATGATGGCTAGTCGACATACAGGGCACAAATTTTCAATTTTGAGTATACATTCACTGCAAACGCAATGATTATATTGATTTTGATGTACATTGATACATTGTTTATCTTCCAAACAGACGGAACAACGATTTTCCAATTTTGGAACAAAATAATATTTCAATTCGCGTAAAAATGTAAAGTTTTGAAATGGCAGGTAAATGAGAATCTCTTGTAAATACAAACCCATCGTAAATAGTATACAAGGCATGAATTCATGATTATTTTGACTTGTATCGCTATAAGTAATCAATGTTTTAGAAATCACTTGTCCCAATGTATGATCCTGAGGTATTGTTTTAAAATAAAATTCAAAAAAACCTGATACCAATTCAATGTTTGTTCTTGGATTTTCAATAAAAAAAAGGAATGAATTGGTCAGATTACACTTCATTTGATACTTTTTCACATCAATCAGCAGTAATGGATTATAAAACTTGCTGTAATTTACCTTGAACTTATCGTGATTTAATAAACAATAGACACTCATTTTAATTTAAGAAATAAAATTAAAATTGACAAAAAATAATTTAAAAAGTAAAAAATCTAGAAAAAATGGATGAAGCAAATGTAAAAAAGGTGAACAACTTTGTGCGTATTCACACAAAAACAGACTTGCAAAAACTGTGTAAAGAAAAGAACAAGTGTATATCAGGTACAAAATATGATATGGCAGTTCGAATCCTGGGATTGGATGAAAAGATATCTTCCAAGGATGTCTCATTGACAGATAATAAAAGTCTCATTTTGAAAATTTCTAAAAATGAATTTGGAAATTATTCTCATAACGAATCATGCATGGTGTTTGATGCAAATACAAAACGAGTGATTGGAGTTCAATTATCTAATGGTAATGTAAGACCTTTACAACGAAGCGATATAGAAATTTGCCAGAAATACAAATTTCAGTACAATTTACCAACCTCACTTGATCCTTCTCCAATTTTTGAGATTTTGGAAAATTCAGATAATGAGGACAAAGATGGTTCCGAAAAGTTTTCTGATGAAGAAGATGAGGATGTAGAGGAAATGGATGAAAATGAAGATTAAATTTTATCAATATGTTTTATCGTTTGAATATATTTTTCTACAATAAATGGTTTCATCATACTTTCAACCCAATTTTTTTTTGGAAAATTTTTGGTAATTTCAAAATCCATATTGACGACTAATGAATTGTCATTAAAAAATTGAGCATTTCCAAAACTTTTATACCAATTTGCACAAGATATATTAAAATCATAATATTTCTTGTTTGGATACCATATTGAATAATCTGTATATGTATTTATTTGATTAAATATACTTGGTGAAAGTAGTACGAATATTATTTTTGGAAGCACATTTTTAAAAGTAATTTTACGCTTTGTTGTAAAAGAGTTTGTATTGATTTGTGATTCGTAATTCTCAATGCTTTCAAAGTTTGGAAAGTAAATATCTTTATCGTATCGTTCCATGTTGCATAGTATATCAAAGATATTTTTGTTTGATTTTAAAAGTATGGTTTTAGAAATCATCTTTAAATTATATAAAAATATTTTGACGAATTGTCAATTTTTCTTGGAAAAAATAAAAAAAAATTATAGTGAATAAAATGCTTGTTCTCAACATTATCGAAATTTGTATTCTAATTATTGTACTTGTATTTGTCATTTTAATCTGGAAAAAACCAACCCCAGAAAACTATATTGATAATTGCTTTGGTATGCAATATTATGGTGAACCCATGATGAACAATAAAGATAAACCAGTGTGTGCTTTTAAAACTACCCAGCCACTTTACAAAGAAGGAGGATGCGCAGTTTATAATGGAGAGAAGATTTCCGCACAATATGAAGAAGGTAAATTTACACCTGCTGTCTAAACAAAAATTGAATTTGATTTGTAATTATATTATAATCTTCAAATGGATTATAATATTAAAAATCTTGTCGACCTTCGGACAATTTGCAAGACACGAAAAATTAGTACGACCAAAAAATCCAAAGAAGAATTGGTTGCGCTTCTTGAACATTCTGATTTGGACCAATATATCAATACCATTACTCTTGCCGATTGTTTAAAAGAGCTTGAAAGAATTCCTTCCAATTCAATCGACATGACTTGTACAGATCCCCCTTATTTTTTAGATGGTTTGGGAGCGGATTGGGACAAGACAAAGTTAGATAATAAAGGAACTTCGTCTTTAATAGGAAATTTACCAAAAGGCATGAAATTTGATCGAAAACAATCCAAAAATTTTTACGAATTTTATTTGAGATTATCCAAGGAAATATTTCGTGTGCTCAAACCTGGCGGCGCATTTCTTTCTTTTAGCAGTCCTCGATTGTATCATTCCATGGCGTGGGCAATCGAAGAAGCGGGTTTTGAAATTCGTGATATGCTTGGATGGATTTATACCCAATCTCAAGTCAAGGCATTTTCACAAGATCATATAATTGACAAGGATAAAAATCGTACAGAAGCACAAAAGGAGCAGCTGAAAAAACTATGCAAAAATTGGAAAACGCCACAACTAAAACCTGCCATTGAACCAATTTGTTTTGCAGTCAAGCCCATTGAAGGACGCTATATTGATAATTTTGAAAAGTATGGCGTTGGTCTGCTCAACACTTCGGACGACACCAAGGTTGGAAAAGATTATTTCCCAGCAAACATTATGGTGACAGAAGGTGCTGGAGAAGAATTAGAAAAAGTATTCATGGTACCAAAGCCGACCAAGCAAGAAAAGGGTGATTATAATTCCCACTTGTCGGTAAAACCAATAGCTCTGATTAGCCATTTGATCAAGCTTTTTACCAAAGAGGATGCACTTGTGTTGGACCCATTTATGGGCAGTGGTACTACGGCAGTCTCGTGTTTGCAATCCAATCGAAGATTCATTGGGTTTGATATTAATACAGAGTATATTTCTATAGCGAATCAGCGGCTGAAAGATTTGGAGAAATAATTTTTCATCTTACATCAGCCAATTTGGATCAAATACTAACGAACATGGAATATGCCGACTAGTTTAAAGATGATTTTGCACAATAAAACCGGATATAATAAAATTATTACACATTATACTTTTCAAGCTTTCAGGAATCAAGGTCTGACATTTAAGAATTCATTACAATTGCATCGTGATACACGGCTTAGACATTACCCCCAAATATGCCTAAATGTGTACAACTAAACAGTCATTAATTGCACTCATTGTTATCCGACTTACACTGCTTTTTTTCCATCAAATAATTCATTATTATATTTTGCTCATTGGATGTATAATACTCATCAAATTTTGAAATCAATTCCTTACCCGTAGGCCACATTTTTTTAAAATCCGCACTAAACTTGAATCGATCGCGCCATTTTGATTGAATGGGTGGTTGCCACGCTAAATTCTTTTCACTTGCATCTGGAACCGTGGGGTCCAAGTGTCCAATTTGCCATTCAGAATTCGGCACATTGATAATGAATTCTAAATACCAATTTTTTATGCTTGTAATAATCGAATCTTTATTTTGTTCATTTAATTGACAATTCTTTCGTTTATGATGATCCGTTAAATCACATTCAAAGGGAAATTTTAAACAGTAAAATCCGCGAAGTTTGTGCCTCACCAGGCTAAAATCTTTATTAAAAGCTTGTATGGCATCTCCAGGTTTTCGTCCAATATTTTTGAAAAACAATTCAGCCTCATTGCGTGAAATATATTTTTCATTACGAATCTCTGGTTGAGCAAGTAATGCCAAAGCTTGACCTCTTTTTGAATCGATTACAGGTAATTTGATTTTGTTATTATTACAAAATTCTACCAAATCGTTGGGATAAGCTGTAAATGCCTTATAATCGTTAATATTCTCCACAAGAATTGGAATTACAGATTTCATTTAGCCTCTTTCTAGACAAGTTCAAATAAATCAATTTTTATAAAAATAAAAAAATGATTTCAACTCAAATTTTAAACATTTTGTCAAGATGTCTATAGAAAATTTATATAAAAATAGCGTAAGTCTCCAAGAAATTGAAAACTCTCTTAGAACCAACAAAAATTTGTTGCCAGAAATCATCAATTATGTTTCCAAAAGTATTATTCCGTATACAGTCACTGACTATTCTGAACATATCCAAAATATGGACGATGAAAACCAATTTGATGAAATGCGACACTTGTTTATTGGAGAAGGTATTCAACTATTTCAAAACTTGTGGACTGTCTTTCAAGTTTATATACAAAAAAATCCACAAAAATTTGTCAATTTAGATATTTCAATCTCTTGGTATGAAAGTGCTGATCCGATTGTACCAAGATGTAAAGATAATAAACTTGAATATATTCCAAATCCATTTGCCAACAAGCCTTTATTTTCAACAATGTTGAGCATTTTGACCAAACTTGCCGAACACATTGGCTCTGTTTATTCCAATAATTTATCACTGCTTGATCGTCGCATTGAATACATTGAAAGATTAATTAAAGAAAAAGATGCAATGACCGCGCTCGTTTATCAAAATATTTTGGAAAAAGTCAAAAAGAATCGTGAGCATGAAATAAAGCAGTATCAAGACTTTGTTGCTCTTTGCGCACCGTTGAGAGATTATTATTACGCTTTGTTAGGACAAACAGCATATTGTCATTATTTACCAGCTAGCGTGCTCGATATTTTTTTGGTTTTTCAGGATATTGCAATGGATGATGCATTTTTAATCTTTTTTTTGCGTTTTGACGATTTCTTATCCAGTGAATTTCGAAGCAAATATTTGCCAAAGGTAATTACTTTATTGTCTAACAAAGATGCAAATTATAGCACAAAATCGATTCTAAAAACTTTTCAACCCAAGATGGATTTATTTATTATGGATATTATTACACTCTACAAGAAGTATTTGAAGGACCCAAGTTTACTTCAGGACATATTTTTTATTGTTTCCGTGTGTGCTCGTTGTTTTAAAAAAAATCGATATCAAATCCATTCCTTGTGCACGCAACAGCATATTAATTTTGTTTCAATTTGTGTAACATTAATTAGCAAATTAGACGAGATTAAAAAAGATTTGCCCGACGAGAATACATATAGTCTACTTGTTGGCGATGCCATTCAATGCATTTTGGAAGTCATTCAAGAAAACAAGAATGTCTTGGATAGCTATTTAGAATATCAACTTACGAATTGTATTATTGAACTTGTCAAGAAAGAAGAATTGGTTCAAAAATATTCCAGCATTTTGGTTCAACTATTTGACTCTGTTTTGGAAACAAAGCTATCCGTTATTTATATGGCCAACACTTTGTCGGATACAGGACTTGATGGACTATTGACAAGTTTTATCACACCTTGTAAATTGCAAAAGGTAAAACAATGGTCTATTATCTATAAAAATATACAAGACCCAGATGATTCGATTGTAGATCCGCTGACGAGTTGTGTGGTAGTGAAACCTTGTTTTATTCCAATTGATACACAAGGAACTATGACTCAGGTATGTGATTTATATATGCTTTGTACTTATTTGTGGTCCAAGCCAGAAAATCCGTTTACTCGTCAGCCACTATCCATCGAAGATGTTTTGGAATTTAATCAAAAGGACGATATTATCGAAGCCAATAAAAATGTTGTAAAAGAACTTAAAAAAGCAATTGAAAAAGCAAAATTATAATAAACTTGTATCACAATTTGTATTATAAGATAATAAAGGAATCTGACTAAAACGATTATTTCTCAAGAGTATTTTCATATTTTCAACAAGTGAAAGCCAACTTGTTGATGATGGATAACAAGTTAAGAAGGCCCATGTCATTGCTCCGCTGAAATTTTGATTAATATAAGCATCGGCACTCGTTTGATTGTCTGTGCAACCGCTTATGAGTACTACATTTCCTTTTGGTTGGGGTTTGTTATTATTGACTTGAATAGAGTTGTCAACAAGAGTATATTGTAAATCAAGTACAGTTCCGCTAAAGCAGGAATCAAATAAAGCGAGCATAAAAACATTTGGTTTTACATAAGCAACTAGAAGTTCACTTATTTCATCATCACTTATTAATTTTAAATCAACAGGAACGATACATTCATCTTTTCCATCAGCTTCATCGTTGTCGTTATCTCGAATGTTTGTTCCATGCCCGGAATAGTGTAATATAATTGTATCTCCGGATTCGCATAAAGATAATATTCTCTTGAGTTCATTTAATATATTTTCACGAGTTGGTTTTGTAACAGTATAATCTGTTAAAAAACTGCATTGCAGCTCTGGAAACTTATTTTTGTAAAAATTGGATGAATTCGTGATATCATTTACACATCCTCTCAATTCATTGCGAGTACCAATATAATTGATACCTATACCTAGATAATAGCGTTTTGGTGGTGGTGGTGTTGGAGGTGGAGGCGGTGGTGTTGGTGGTGCTGGTCGCGATGGAGGGCGTCGCAGCGGTGGTTTTCTAATCTGATTTACTCTAGTTAGTCTAGCCATATCTATATACTCATCAAGACTTTATTTTTGAAATTGCATTCAACACAATCATCCAAACTATATCTCTACACCACAATGAATAATTATGCTCTTGGTAAAAATATTCTTGGACTTGAGATATATTTGGCCTAGCTTCTGGATGACTAATCATGCTATTTATCATCCCTTGGTTTTTAAAAGAAAGCGATGAAAGACTTAATCGTAATTTTTGTATTTCTTGTATTCGTTCCATGCTTGTTTTAAAAATTTGTTGCATTTCAAAAAATAATATTCCCAAACTATAAATATCTGTTTCAGTTCCATAAGGTTTACCTTCATATTGTTCTGGAGATGCATAAAGCATTGTACCAGCAAATGTAGTATTAAAGGAAGATATTTTTTTCAGTGTGCCTGATGTAAGAGTTTTGGCTAAACCGAAATCTGTTATTTTTATAGTATTTTGTTGATATATCAAAATATTATCAGGCTTCAAATCGCGATGAATAATACCTTTTGAATGTAAATAGTCCACTCCTGTGATGATTTGATTTCGAAAATTTACAATTTTGGATCGGTCGGACCCTTCCAAATAAGAAGTCAAATTAGATTCACAATATTCCATACGAATGCACATGTAATATTGATTTCCATTGAGACGAATTACTTCATTTTCATCCTCTTGATCACTATCTTCTTCAATCAAATTACATTCACTAATTCTCATTGCTTCTAGCCAAGAATGAAAATATCGTACAATGTTGGGATGATTTAAATTCGCCAAAACTCGAACTTCTTTAAGTGTATTGTTGGCGCATTCTTGTGTGAGTAATATTTTTTTAACCGCATAAGTGACATCATCTAGTTCATTATGATACTTGTATACTTTACCAAATGCTCCCTTTCCAATCAAGTCAAGAGGTGTTGGGTGGGATATAACAACATCTTTTGTATACTGGACGATAGCTGATTCCATTCTGATGAGCAATAAAATTAAAACAAATTATTTCAATTTTTAGTTGATGGCAACCATCAAATTTTTTAATAGTTGCGTAAAATACGGATTTATTGAATTATTTATAGGTTGTACTTACTTATTATAAACAATTCCTACAATGGGTTGTTTAATTAAGCAATGACTGAGCATTGATTCCAAAATCCTTCATCAAATAGCACGCAGGTGCACTAAATCCAAATTTGTCAACTCCCACAACTTTGCCATCGAGTCCAACATATTTATACCAAAGGCCTGTAATACCTGCTTCCATCGCAATTCTGTTTTTACACGACTGTGGTAATACAAATTCCTTGTACTCTTCTGATTGTTTATCAAAAATTTCCATACACGGCATTGATACAATTCGAATACCATCATCTTTCAGCTCGCGAACAGCTTCAAATGCATATTGAACTTCAGAACCACTGGCAAGTATAATTTTAGTAAGTGGTCCCTTTTCTTCGTGTGCGATATATCCTCCCTGAAAGACACCATTTCTTTTCGTTTTAGCGTGAATTGGCAGAAATGGAACATTTTGTCTTGTTAGAATAAGAGCAGTCGGACCATTTTGACGAAGCGCTGAACTTAAATATGCACCAACAGTTTCTTCAGGATCAGCAGGTCGAATCACATGTAGATTGGGGATGCATCGCAGTGCAGAGACAGTTTCAACAGGTTGATGCGTGGGTCCATCCTCTCCAACACCAATGGAGTCATGAGTAAAAATATAAGTAACAGGAAGATTAGACAAGGCAGCAACACGAATACTAGCACGCATATAATCTGAAAATACAAGAAAGGTAGACCCAGAAATTCTGTGCAATCCAAAAGAAGCAATACCATTCATAATCGCTCCCATGGCATGTTCTCGAATTCCAAAATGAATATTTCGTCCTGTGTAAGATTTTACAGCACCAAAACCAAAATCACCACCATCTTTGATATAATTTTTGCAAGAGCTAAATAGATCCGCAGAACCTGTCAAATACAGGGGGTTATGTTTGGCCAAGTATTGCAAAATTATAGATCCAGCTTCTCTTGTTGCGATTGATTTGGTTGAATCAAAAGTAGGAATGCAGTCAAGCCAATTGTCTATATCCAAGGGAGTTTTACTCAACAAATCAGCCTTTTCAGGATTTGCAAGTTTCCATTCTTGTAGCATCTTTTGCCAAGAATGATAATTTGGTTCTAAAATATATTTGCGATGGTTTTGGAAAAATTGGTCTGTGGAATCAGATACAAACCATTTTTGGTCAACTGGCAATCCTAAAAATTTCTTTGCTTCATCTACAAATGAAACTCCAAATTCTCCATGCGCTTTTTGTGTTCCTTGAGTCGCTTTCATACCATTTCCAATAATTGTTTTGCAAATAATAAGTTTGGGTCTCCCATTATTAATATTTTTTGCATTTTCGATCGCGGCGTCAATTTCAGTAACATTATGCCCGTTTATCGTGACAACATCCCATCCATATGCTTCATAGCGTTTTGAGACCGATTCGGATTGACTAAAACTTGCCATGTGATCCAAGGTCACATCATTTGAATCATAAAGGACAATAAGATTATCGAGCCCTTCGTGCGCGGCAAATGCAGAAGCTTCGGCACTAATTCCTTCTTGAATGCATCCGTCGCCACAAAGAGTAATAATGTGGTTGTTAAAAATTTTATGTTCATCGGTGTTAAAATAAGCAGCAGCAAATTTTTGTGCTACTGCCATCCCTACTGCATTTGCAAAACCTTGACCAAGTGGACCCGTTGTACTTTCAACGCCAGGAAAATGGGATTCAGGATGTCCTGGAGTCATACTTCCATATTGACGAAATTGTTGTAGCTGTTTTTTTGAAAGATATTTATATCCTGAAAGATGTAACCAAGTGTATAAAAACATGCTTCCATGCCCAGCGGACAATACAAAACGATCACGATTAATCCATTCTGGATCTTTTGGATAATGTTGTAATTGTTTACCCCAAAGTGTTGCACCAATTTCTGCACAACCAAGTGGCAGACCCATATGCCCAGAATGGGCGGCACGAATAGAATCCATTGCAATACCTTTGGCATCAATTGCTGCTTGGTACAAAGGAGCATTCATTCTCAATACGAAGGCGTTTGCTGAATCAAAAGACATTAAGAAAAAGAGTAAAAAATTAATTTTCATTTTAATTACAAAACTTTAAAATGTAAATATTTCAATTTTTACAAAATAATACAAACGCAAATGAAGATCCAATCATAAAAAAGCAATTTATCCGGAGAGCATGGTATACGAAGAAAATGAAGAATTGTTTATCAATTATAACGATTATGATTTGATGGAAATTTTTTGCAAAATAAATTTTTCTATTCAATAAAAATGAGTCAACAAAGAAAAGCAGTTAGACAACAAATCGATCAACAACTTTTACAACAGGCAATCAAAAGCCACCAATTTTACCGTCCTACTAGTAACCTAGTTGATGCAAGAGCAAATATTGATTACTTGACTGGACCACACCTTGGAGTAAAGCATTTTTTGGATACTAAAAAGAAGATTGAATTATTGAGATACATTCTCAGTGTCATGGAAAGTAATACTACATTATTGGCCGATAAAAAGGTACAATATATGAGAGGAAGAAATAAGCCAAAAGATACCAG